CTCCGACCCGCGAGCAGGCGAAAGACATCGCGTGGAAATACCTTGTCCAGTTCACCTCGCAAATCCCCGGCGTGGTCATCAACAAGGCCGATCTCGCGATCACCTTCCACAACGAGGCCACGATCCGGCTCTACTCTGGAGAAGCCTACGAGCGCCTTCGCGGAATCTATCTCGATGGGGTCGTGATGGACGAGGCCGCCGACCTCGACCCAGCGGCATGGGACAATGTCATCCGGCCCACACTCACCGACTACCAAGGCTGGGCGACATGGGTGGGAACGCCGAAGGGGCGAAACATTTTCTGGAAAATGTGGAACCGGGCGTGTGCTGACAACGATTGGTTCACACTCCAACTCAAGGCGAGCGAGAGCCACATCATCCCCGAGGAGGAACTCGCGGACATCCGGCGTGGGACCACAGAAAATGCCTACCAACAGGAATACGAGTGCAGCTTCAACATCGGTCGCCCGGGCGCGATCTATGTTCGCAGTCTGGAAAAGGCCCGCGCCGAGAAGCGGGTCACCAACGATGTGCTGTGGTTCAAAGAGCTTCCCGTCTACACCTCATGGGATGTGGGCGCTCCGCTCAACCAAAAGGTCTGGGTGTGGCAGATGGTGGGCGACCGCATCAATTACCTAGAATCCCTTTCCGGGTCCGATGAATGCAAGACCCCTGCGGATTGGGCGGCAAGGCTCAAGGAGCGCCAATACGGCTACGGGGGGCATTACATCCCGCATGACGCCGCAGCGGAGGTCGGTGGACTCTGGCAGGAGGCACTGGGCCGCAGCGGACTGACCGGCGTGGTGCCGGTGCCACGGCAGATTTCGGTATGGGATGGCATCAATCTCGCCAACGATGCGTTCCCTCGCATTCACATCAACGAGGCCGGTTGCGCGGATGGCATCGAGGCGCTCGACGCCTACCACAGCAAAGAAGAGCGCGATGGCGTCACGATCAAAGATGTGCCGGTGCATGATTGGAGCAGTCACTTCTGCGATGCATTCAGCCTCTCGCACCAAGCTATCAAGCGAGGCATGGTCATCGACCGCAGCGCGATCCCGCGCAAGGCCGAGCGCCACGAAGCAACCCGAGTCATGGCAGGATTCCGAGGCGGTGGATTCGGAAAGGTGCGGCGGTGATTCCCCTCTGATTTGTAACTTATCTGGAGGGATGCAATGAAACGCGAACTCGAACTTCAAATTCTCGACCTCTACCGGCGCTACCCGCAAGCGCGATCCTTCGCCGAGGAGGTGGAATTGACCGCTTGGAATGGCGTGGTCATCAACACCGAGGACTTCTTCATGCTGGCCCGCCCGGTGGACATTCACGACCCCGAGGAACGGTGGCGCGATGCCGCCCACACATACTACAGGTTGTGTCAGAACTGCTGGCTGATCACTATATATAGTGGTATCAGTCAAAATAACCCTTGCAACTTCGCTCCGTATCGTCTCCCATTCATCGCATGGAGTCGGCGAGACCGCCCGCTCCGAGTTTACGAAACCCAAAAACTCCAAAAGCGATGCGACTTACTGACCACGAAATCAACCCTATCCTCTCACCCTGCCTAGCGTGGTTCGGAGGAGGAAGCAAAGGACCAAGCAAGGCCGAAAAAGAGCAGGCGGCTAAAGATCGAGAAGATATGCTGGCGCGAGCCGCAGAAGATAAAAAAATTCGTGACGAGCAAATCGCCGAGGCAAAAAGACAAGCCGACGAGCAACGAAAAGATCGCGAAAGCATGACCATGCAAATGGCTGCTAACGCCCCTGCTCCGGGGGCGCAGGTTGACCCCGGCTCACCGCAGGATGACATAGAAAAAGAAATCTTGAGGCGCAAGGGCATGAAGAAATCCATTCTCGCCGGGGAATCCTCGCAGGCTCCCGTGACGACCGGCTACTCAACGCTGGGTTGATTCAGTTTTGACTGATACCAAATGACCGGAAAAAATCCCGAACTCGCCGACAAGGTTTTGCAGCGCCATGCGGAACTAGTGCATCAGCGGGCGACATGGGAATCGCTTTGGGAGGACATCGCGAAATTCGTCATGCCCCGGAAAACGACGATGTTCACGCAGACGACCTCGCCATCCACCGAGGACGAGGCGCAACTCTTCGACGCCACCGCCGTCCGGGCAAACATGATTCTGGCCAATGGCCAACTCTCATGGATGACGCCGCTCGAAAGCCGGTGGTTCAGTCTGGAACCGCCGAAGGCGATGGAGAGCGAGGACGAGATCGAGCAATGGTTCAAGCGTTGCACCGAGGTGATGCAGGCCGAACTCAGCCGGTCGAATTTCTACACCGAGATTCACGAACTCTATCTCGACCGGGGAGCCTTCGGCACGGCGGCAATCTTGGTTGAAGGCGGGAAGAACAATTCCCTCAACTTCACCAAGCTCGATCTGGGATCGTTCGCGATCTCCGAGGACGACGAAGGCTATGTGGATACGCTCTCTCGCGAGTATGAGATGACGGCACGGCAGGCCGCGCTCAAGTTCGGCATCGAGAACCTCACCGACTCGATGAAGAAGGAACTGGAGAAGCCCAACTCCAACCGCAAATTTTCATGTGTCCATTTGATCGCTCCCCGTGGTCCGGGTGAGATCGAGCAAGGCAAGCGCGATGGCGCAAACAAACCCTACGCCTCGGTCTATGTGGACAAGGCATCCAAGCATGTCTTCCTGTCCTCCGGGTTCGACGAGCAACCGTTCTTCGTTACTCGCTACCTCAAGTGGAAGAACTCCGAATGCTACGGCTACTCGCCATCGTGGACCGCTCTCCCAGAGTGCAAGCAACTCAACTTCCTCGAAAAGCAACTCGACTCCCTCGCTGAGATTCATGCGTTCCCTCGCATTCTGATCCCTGCTGGATTCGATGGCGACATCGATCTCCGCGCCGGTGGCGTGACCTATTTCGATCCGAACAACCCCAACGCCACGCCACGGGAATGGGGAACCAATGGGCGCTACGACATCGGCGTCGAGCGGGCCGAGCAGAAACGCAAAGCGATCAACGAAGCCTTCCATGTGGACTTGTTCCAAATGTTCGCGCAGTTGCAAAAACAGATGACCGCCCGCGAAGTCGCCGAGCGAGCGAGTGAGAAGCTCATCCAATTTTCCCCGACCTTTGCTCGCCTCACCACGGAGCTATTCAATCCGCTCCTTCGCCGGGTCTTTGCGATCCTCGCCCGCGCTGGCAAGTTCCCTCCCCCACCCCAGCAACTCACGATGGTCGGTTACATCCCCGAACCGGATGTCGCCTACAACTCCCGAATCGCCCTCGCGATCAAGTCTCTCGAAAACGCTGCCTTCATCCGCACCAGCGAGATGCTTCTGCCCTATGTGCAGATCAAACCCGACATGCTCGACAACTTTGATTTCGATGAAATCTGCCGCGACATGGCCCGCAACGATGGTCTCCCAGCCCGGTGGCTCATGGAGGAGGAAATGGTGGCGCAGCAACGAGCCGCCCGCGCCCAAGCTCAACAGCAGGCCATGCAGGCGCAGCAGATGGAGCAGGCCGCAAGCGCCCTTGGAAAAGCTGGCAGCGTCAAACAGGATTCCGCTCTCGCCGGGATGCTCCCCGGCATGATGGGACAAGCGTGATGGCTCCCGAGGACAAAGCCGCCGCGCTTCGCCGCGAGCGTGAGCGCCAGAAAACGACCAACGCCTACCACCGTGTGTTCAGCACCAAGGAAGGCCAAGCGGTCATCGCCGACCTCAAGGCGCAGTTCGCCACCGAAAGCCAAGTCTTCCTGCCTGGTTACGATTTCAACCCTGTGGTCGCCGCCCTTCGCGATGGCCAGCGCGGTGTCGTCCTTCACATCGAATCGGTCCTCCGCAGGCCGGTCATCGCGGACGGCGACATCGAGACTCCCAAACGCAAAGTGAAAAAATGAGCAAGAAATCCAAACAAGACGACATCCCGCCACGCCCCGAAATGGACCCCATGCTCGGCGACAAGACCATCGCACTCGTCGAGTGGCTGCGCGACTACGCGCCCGAGGAATTTCAGAAAGCCTACGCAGGTCGCTCGACCCATCTCGGTTACCACCCCGTCGAAAACTGACGCGCTGTTTTGACTGATACCATTTATGGAAGACACCATCGATACCTCCTCCGAGCAGAGTCTGCTCGACACAGGAGCCGACAGCACCAACACCGCAGCGCCCGCCGCTTCGGAGACGACCACCACCACCACGCAACCCTCAACTCCCTCGACCGGCTGGGTGAATCCAGACGGCACCTTCGGAGAAGGATGGACTAACAACCTCCCAGAGGATTCCGCCGCCTACAAGGACACGCTCGCGAAATACAAGAGCGTTCCCGATATGGCCAAGGCGCTCGCGAATGCGAATGCGCTGATCGGGAAAAAGCTCGGCGTTCCCAACGAGAAATCCTCGCCCGAGGAAGTCTCCGCCTTCCGCCGTGCGATGGGAGTTCCCGAGTCGTTGGAGGAATACAAGTTCGCTCCCGAGGCACTCCCCGAAGGCATGACATGGAGCGACGACATGGCGAAGCCCTATGCCGAGATCGCCCACAAGCACGGCATCCCACCCTCGGCCATGAAGGAACTCGTCACGCAACACGCGAAGACCGAGATGTTCAAGCTGGAGGCGATCCAAGCGACCTACGAGAAGCAACGCACCGAGGCCGTGGCGACCCTGCAAAAAGAATGGGGAAATGATTTCGGAAAAAACATCGGACTCGCCAAGCAGGCCGCGAAGATCGCCGGGGTCGATGCGAACTCGCATGGGTTCAGTGATCCCGAGGTCGTGCGTGGATTCGTTCGCATGGCGCAAATGATGAGCGAAGACAAGGTCGGTCGCTCGATGGGCGGCACGGAGTTTATGACCGGCTCGGCCCGCGCCAAAGACATCATGTCGAACCCCGACAACACTTGGCACAAGCGATACATGGAAGGCGACCGCGAAGCCGCCGCGCTCGTCACCTCCTTGCTCAAGCAGGGATGAATTTCCGCAGGGTGGAGAAATGGTATCTCACCAGATTCATAATCTGGAATTCCGAGTTCGACTCTCGGCCCTGCTAATTTTTGACTGATACCACGGAGTGTGCTACACACTCCTTCGTCAGAGCAGACACCTCCTCGTTGAGCCTGCTCCCTAATACCCGCCGCCGCTGACCCCTCACGGGACACTCGGAAAAGCGAAGGGAGCAGAAAAACCATCAGTTTCGACTGATACCAACTCAACCCAATCAACCCAATCAACCAAGGAGGCCAAAATGGCTAACAATGTTCTGACCACTATCCCGAATCACTACACGACCCAGTTCGACGCGAACTGGAAACACCTCGTTCAACAAAAAAATTCCCGGCTGAAAGAATATGTCACCGTGGATTCCATCGAGGGTAAGGAGAAATCCTACAACACGATTGACACCGCAACGATGGCTGAAATCGTGGACCGCTCGGTGACAACCCGTATCACCGATCAAACCTTCGCCAAACGCTGGGTTCGCACAAAGGAATACGACACCGCAAAACTTCTCGACGAATGGGACGAGGCCAAGCTCGGCGAAGTCGTCCTGCCAACAAGCCCCATCGTCCAATCCCACGGTGCAGCTTATGCCCGCACTTGTGACACCGTCATTATCTCAGCCCTCGGCGGAGATTCCATGACAGGCACAACCGGCCTCACCGCAGTTCCGTTGCCTGCTGGCCAAAAGGTCGCTGTCAACATGGTGGAAAGCGGAACCGCTGTAAATTCCGGCCTCACCATCGCCAAGCTCCGCCGCGCCAAGTTCATTCTCGACGCCGCTGAAGTGGACGAGGAAGAGGAGCGCATCATTGTGGTTTCGGCTCGCCAACTTCAAGACTTGCTCCGCACGACTGAAGTGACCAGCGCCGACTACAACACGGTTCGCGCCTTGGTGGACGGAAATGTGAACACCTTCATGGGTTTCAAATTCCGCCGCACCCAACTCCTTGGCCTCGCCTCAACGGTTCGCTCCTGCTTCGCCTATGTGAAGAGTGGCATCGTTCTCGCGGAGCGTGGACTGAAAACCTACATGGATGTCCGCACGGACCTCTCGCACTCCCTTCAAATCCGTTCCGTGGCCAGCCTCGGTGCTGTCCGTATGGAAGAGAAGAAGGTCGTCGAGATCGCCTGCGACGAAGCCTAATTCCCGCACCCCGCTGGCAGACCGGGAAATGTCTGCCGCCCATTTTTTCAATCTGTGATCTGACCGCTGCTCAATGACAGACATCCAAATCTGCAACCTCGCTCTCGCCCGCCTCGGTGATTCCCGCATCACCGCACTCACGGACGCGACCGCTCAGGCTCAGTATTGTTCTCTGTTCTACACGCAGACGGTCGATGAACTCCAAGCCGAGTTCGATTGGCAATTCTGCCGCAAGCAAGTGAATCTCACCAGCGGCACGGCCCCGATTTCTGGCTACTCCGTTCAATACACTCTGCCCACAGATTTCCTGCGGGCGCTTCGTTTTGGGAATGTCGATTCCAACGAAAACTTTGGCGTGTGGGAAATCATCGCCGACAAAATCCACACCAACCTCTCTTCCCCGGTCGCGCTCGATTACATCGCGTCCGTGACCGATCCGGCAAAATTCCCGGCGTTGTTCGTGGAATTACTGACGATCAAATTAGCCGGACTCCTCGCCATGCCGCTGACCGGCTCGAAAGACCTTTTCGGCCAAATGGCGGAAATCTTTGGCGCGACCATGCAGAAGCCCGGACTCCGCTCGCTTCTGATCAACACGCAAGCGCCCAAGACCACCACCTCGGCGGCCAATACCGTCACGGAAATCTGCCGACAGGCCATTCTTCGGGTCGGGTCGCTGGAAGCTTTCAAGCCCTACGGGGAACCCATGCTCCTCGCGCAGTCTCTTTACGAGCAAACCCGCGATGAACTACTCGCCGATTTCGAGTGGGCGTTTACAAGGGCGCAGATTTCCTTAAACAAAGACGGTCAAAGTCCTACCAGCGGATATGCTCACAGATACGCTATCCCAGCAGG